CACAATCACAAGGGTTGAAAATCCCACCTAAAAATATACAAATAGTTAAGACAAAGAAAAAAGGACTTAACTATGAAACACACGTACTTTAATATACCTGGTTGGTTTAACTATTCAGAAACATATGATGTAATTGTTGATCGAATAGAACCAAATGGAAAGATAATAGAGATAGGATCTTTTCTTGGTAGGTCAACACATTACCTAGCCACATCTTTATTTAATGCTAACAAATATGATGTACAAGTTTACTGTATTGATACTTTTGAAGGATCATCAGAACATGCAAATATAAAATTACCCAAAGACTTTAGTAGCATGTTTAGAGATAATTTAAGATTTTTTATAGGCAGAGATATGGTCTTACCCATACAAGGTAGATCAGACGATCCTAAGATACTCGAAAGATTTGAGGAAGCATCAGTGGATTTTATTATGGTAGATGGTGCACATGAGTATGATCCGGTTAAAGATGATATTGTTAATTGGTGGCCAAAGCTTAAACCAAACGGTGTGATGTTTGGAGATGATTATAATTTAAAATCAGTTGAACTTGCAGTTAAAGAAGGACTAGGTGCGTGTGGGCACAAATCATATGGAGTAAACAAAGGCTTTGAACAGACATGGTATTGCAGTAAAGATGAAGAAAATCAACAATACGAAAAACAAATACCAGGAGTTAACACACTAATATGAGTGATGCTTTTGTTATCTATAATTTAAAAAAAGAACTTAAGACTTTAAAACAAAACCTTACAGAATCTTTATCGCAGGGGGTTGAAAACTTTGAAGAATATAAGTATATTCTTGGTAAACTACATATGCTTGACATATGCCAACAGGAAATTTCTCGCCTGCTGGATAAACAGGAGAAACTAGATGACTAAAACATTATATGTACCAGATCATATAAAGAAAAAATTTGATAATCCCAAAGAGGCTGCAAAGCCAGATAAAAAAGAATTAGAAAAACTTCCAAAACCTGTTGGTTGGCGTATTTTAGTATTACCTTTTAAAGCTAAAGATAAAACTAAAGGTGGTATTTTATTAACTGACAAAACCATGGAAGAGTCACAATTAACTGCAACTGTTGCTATGGTGTTAGCTGTTGGTGACGATGCATATCAAGATAAAGAAAAGTTTCCTAATGGACCTTGGTGTAAGCAAGGCGATTGGGTCGTGTTTGGCAGATACGCTGGTTCTAGAATCAGAATAGATGGAGGAGAGGTTAGGTTGTTAAATGATGACGAGATACTTGGCACAGTTGATGACCCAGCAGATATATTAACAATACTATAACATGGAGGAACCATGCAAACAGAACTTAAAACTGCAAAAGACGATAAGCTAGTAGACCTAGATACATCAGGCGAAGGCGCAGAAGTCGAGCTAGAAGATAAGTCTCACGGCACAGTCAAACCAGATAAATATGAAGATGTAAAAACAGAAGAGGTTGAGCCATTAGCTCCAAAAGTAGAGGTTGCTGAAGAAAAGCAATCTGAGGAGATGGATCAATATTCTGATAAAGTCAAAAAGAGAATAGATAAATTAACATACAAAATTAGAGAGGCTGAAAGAGAAAAGGAAGCTGCTCTTCAATTCGCACAAAACGTACAAAAAGAATTAGCTGACGCTAAGAAAAAAACTTTTGACATTGATAAAGGTTATATGTCTGAGAGTGAAGTGCGTAACAAGATGGCTGCAGATTTAGCTAAAGAAAATTTAATTAGAGCTAGAGAAGCAGGAGATTATGCAAAAGAAGAAGAAGCAAGACAGGCTTTAACTAAATTAGATCTTGAAGCAGAAAGAATTAGAGTAACAAAAAATAAAAAAGAACGTGAGTATGAGGATTTTGAGAAAGAGTTGCAACGAGAACAACAAACTTTACAAAATCAACCTAGACCACAGCCCTCACAAAAAGCCATTGATTGGGCTGCAAAGAATACTTGGTTTAGACAAGACGAAGAAATGACAGATTATGCTCAACGTATACATCGTGGTTTAGTGGCGGAAGGATTTGACACAGAATCAGATGATTACTATAATGAATTAACTGTTAGAGTTAAAAACAAGTTTCCAGAGTCCTTTAAGGATGAGGATCAGGCTACCAGAAGCACTAAAATCGCCCAACCAGTCGCTTCTGCATCAAGGTCTGCAACCAGTGGGCGCAAATCTGTTAGGTTGACACCTAGTCAGGTAAAAATAGCAAACAAGCTTGGAGTCCCTCTAAGTGAGTATGCTAAGTACGTTTAGGAGGTACACATGACAGATAAAAAAACACCAAGAAGTGCACAAACAAGGGCAACTGAGGAGCGTAGAAAACCTTGGTCGCCACCGTCTCAGTTAGACGCACCACCATGTCCTGATGGATATAAGCAACGATGGCTTCGTCTTCGTGTAAATGGGGCAGATGATACTAAAAATATCAATGCCAGACTCAGAGAAGGCTGGGAGTTAGTGAGAGCTGACGAACATACCGAAGGTGTCTACTCTGCTTACAACGGAGGTATCAAAGCTTATGAGGGTGTCATCAGTGTGGGTGACTTGCTATTGGCAAGAATGCCAGTGGAGACTGTAAACGAGCGTAATGCTTACTTTAAAAGCAAGGTTGATCAACAAACCGAAGCTTGGGAACAAGATCCTCTGCGAGAACAACATCCTAGTATGCCTATTAATGTTGATAGGCAGAGCAAAGTGACTTTTGGTGGTCCTAAAAAAACCGACTAAGTCACACACTAAAACAAAGGAGATGAACTATGGCAAATCAAGCTGGATTTTACGGATTTCGTCCCGTTAAAATGCTGGGTGGTGCTTACAATGGTCAAGGCCAAACTGAGTACACAATCGGCAACAACGAGGCATCCGCAATCTTTCAAGGCGATCCTGTTATCCTAGCGGCTAACGGGAGCATTGATATTGGTTCTTCTGCTGGTGCTGAAATCTTAGGTATTTTTAATGGTTGCTTTTACACAGACCCAACAACTGGTAAACCCACCTTTTCTAATCATTACCCAGGCGGCATCGCAGCAGCCGATATCGTTGCAAATGTCATCGATGACCCAGATGTAGTATTTGAGGTTAAAGTCGATGATGCGAACGGCGGACTTGCACAAGTAGGAACTAACTGTAACATCGCAACATATAGCGCAGGATCTACCATTGATGGTATTTCAAACGTTGTAATCGATGGCGGTTCTTTCACTACAGATGCGGCAGCCAATTTTAGAGTGGTAGGTCTTTCAACTGATCCTGAAAACAGTGATTATTCTGCAGCAAATGCAGCAATTCAAGTTAAGATCAACAAACACTCATTAACAGACACAACAGGCGTATAGGAGGTTAAACTATGGCTATATCTAGAAGTCAACTCGTTAAAGAGTTAGAGCCGGGTTTAAATGCACTATTTGGCCTGGAGTACGGACGTTATGATGCTGAGCACACCGAAATATTTGAGACAGAAACTTCTGATCGTGCATTCGAAGAAGAGGTAATGTTATCAGGTTTCGGTAACGCAAGAGTGAAGTCTGAAGGCGGATCAATTATTTATGATAACGCTACAGAAACATTCACAGCTCGATACACACATGAAACAATTGCACTTGGTTTTGCAATCACTGAGGAAGCTGTCGAAGATAATCTTTATGACAGAATCTCAGCAAGATACACAAAAGCACTTGCACGTTCCATGGCAAACACAAAGCAGGTAAAAGCGGCTAACGTATTAAACAATGCGTTTGATCCAAACTTTACTGGCGGCGATGGTAAAGAGCTCTGTGCTACTGATCACCCACTTGTAGCAGGTACGCTATCCAATGAGTTAGCAACTGCTGCGGACTTAAACGAAACTTCATTAGAGCAAGCGTTAATTGATATCGCTGCGTTTACTGATGAAAGAGGTTTATTAATCTCAACACAAGGAAGAAAGCTTATCATTCCTTCTGAGTTACAATTCGTAGCTGATAGACTTATGGCTTCAGCAAACAGAGTTGGCACAGCAGACAATGATATCAATGCTCTTAGAAATATGGGCATGATTCCTGAGGGATATACAGTAAACCACTACTTAGTAGATAATGATGCATTCTTCATCAAGACTGACATCCCTAATGGATTTAAGTTATTCCAAAGATCTCCAATTAGAACATCTATGGAAGGTGACTTTGATACTGGTAACGTAAGATACAAAGCTAGAGAGAGATACTCATTCGGTTTCTCAGATCCTAGATGTGTATTTGGTTCTCCAGGTGCTGCATAGGCATTAGACAATAACTAATTAGAAGGGGCGTATGTCTTTGACTGCGCCCTTTTTTTATGCTTAAATCAAATTTTATAAACCCAAGACCCTACGGGGACTATCAAAAGGAGAATAGACATGGGAACAACTACATTTTCTGGCCCGATAAAAGCTGGAACAATTAAAGATACTACAGGCACAACTGTTGGAGCTGATGTTACTAACATTGGTTCAGTAGTTATGGCTCAATCAGTAGTATTAGATATTATTGGTGCAGACGCTCTTAATCAAAGAGTGGCTATCGTGCCAGCAAATTCACAGATTGTTGATGTAATTTTAAACGTTACAACTGTAAATAACGATTCTGGTACAGCAACCGTAGCAATCGGTACAAGTGGAGATGGAGATGCATTTATCCCTGCCACTAACGTTAAAGCATTAGGCACAACAAGAGGTACTTTAGATACTGAGGCTACTGATGTTGGTACATCCGATTTAGAAGTATTAGCTGACTTTGTAGCAGGTACTGAAGACGGATCTACAGGTGCTGCTACTGCTACAGTATTGTACATACAAAACAATAACTTATCATAGGAGTGACAAATGTTAGGACTTAAATCATCAAAAGTTACCGCAACCGGTAACGTCACAAGTGGTCCTGCTAGACTCATAGCGATTCATGCTATTTGTGCTGGATCCGCTGGAAGTATTGTTTTAAAAGATGCAAGTAGTGGTTCAACACTTTTTAACATTGACACACCTGCATCAGCTACAGCAATCATAGAAACATACCTTGGTGATGAAGGCATGAGATTCTCAACACAAATACATGCAACACTTACCAATGTAACTTCTCTAACCTGCTTTTTTGCATAATGAGAAAACGGGACAAACAACCCCCAAAAACTAAAAAATATTTCCGCTCCACTAAATCTGGGGCGGGAATGACTAAAGCCGGTGTTGCTAAATATAGACGTGACAACCCTGGCTCTAAATTAAAAACTGCTGTAACAGGCAAAGTTAAACCTGGAAGTAAAGCAGCAAAAAGAAGAAAATCGTTCTGTGCAAGAAGTGCAGGACAAATGAAAAAATTTCCAAAGGCAGCAAAAGATCCGAATTCAAGATTAAGACAAGCTAGAAGACGATGGAGGTGTTAATTGTTTAAAGCATACTTTTATTTATTTTGTGCCTTTATGACAGTCGTCTTTATGTATTTATCAATACAGACATCCTCAGCGGGAGATAATACTGTTTCCAGCACGGTAGTAAACAATACGCCACCAACAGCAAATGCACCAGTTCTGCCCAATTCAAATTCTGATATATGTAAAGTAGGTATCGGCGGGGCAGTTCAAAATAATGTTTTAGGTATTGCAACAGGCGTTCTAATAGACGATGA